AACCCATGAACTATCACCACGTTGATACTTCACGGCTGAAAGCACTTGCTTGGTGAATTCCTCCTGACCTGCGTGCCTAAACCTGCCTGAATTGATGGCTCCCGACCATTCGTCGCACGCTTGCATGTAATCGTTGCCGTCGACGTCATGCACCGGGATGCCTGCCGGGATGAGTCGAACCGCGATCGCGGATGCGGTTTGCTTCGAGTAAGCAAGCGTCTCGACCTGATACTTTCGAACCCACGGCGCGATGTCGTTCGCCAGGGCTTTATCGTCGAGAGCCAAATCTGCCTTCCATGTCTGCAAGAGGACGACACCGAATCGGTCGCCGTCGAGCTTCTGAGCTGCAACCAAAGCCGCTTCCTGACGACTAGGGCTGAGATCGATGCCAAGCCAGGTGGTCTTTTGAGGATCAAGCACGATTTTCTCATCGCGGCAGGTTTCCCATTGATCGGGATCAACCGCACCGTTCAAAGTCGTCACCCATTGGCAAAGCATTTCGGTTCGAATGGTGTCCGGTGGATCATTGAGAGCCATTTTCAGATTCTCAGGATGGATCGTATAACCGAGCGATGGATTTGCCTGCGCTAAGCCTTCCCACATTTTCAGCGATCCGTCGATGGGAGTGTCCGGATGTGCCGAATACTCCCACCAACCGATCTCATCTCCGGAACCGCCCAGGGAGGCGATGGCACGGTCGCGAAGAGAGTTCAGAATTACCGAGCTAGCATCACCGGCGTTCGAATAGATCCAAGTCTGCGGATTCCTGGCTGCCTGGAGGGTATAACGAATCGATGCCCAGGTTGCTTCGTTTTTATACTCGCGAAGCTCATCAAGGTGGATGGCTTCTGGCTTTGAGATTCCTCGGGTGGCGTTGTTGCTTGCTCGGTAGATATAACGGGCTCCGTTCATGAATTGGATCTCTTGTTCGCCATTCGCCCAGCGAATCTTCTTGACTTCGCCTGCGAGCTTCGAGGCTTCGACTATGTCTACGAGCCTTTTGAACGATTCTCGAGCCGTGGAGATCGTGTGAGCGGTTCCGATTTGCAGGTCGTCTCCGTAAAGCATGGCTCCGGCGAGGATGCGAAGGATCATGAACGTGGTTTTGCCCGATTGCCTGGCTATGAGAAGTCCGTTGAGCGGATAAGCCCAGCGACCGTTTTCTTTGACCTTGAGGCTGTTTATGGCGACGAATTCCTGCCAGGGAAGCAAGGGGAAGCCGATTTCGCGGCAGAAGTCAATCATTTCCTGACCGCGAGAAGGTAAATCATTGAGTTTTGAGTGAATACGAGGCTCAGTAACACCCTTCAATCCCGAAAGCTCCTGATCCTTCACGATGCTTCCCCATCTTTTGCCGTGGTGTCCGATTCGTCCAGATAGTGCACTATTGCGGCATTTTGAGAGGGAAAGGAGCCCAGGGGGGTCATTGGTGTCCTACCGCTATCAAAAAACCTACCCCCCTTTGAATAATTGCACTTAGCACACGCAGCAACCAAGTTATCAGGCGTATCCGCGTTCTGATCGATGAGCTTAGATCTGGGAACTATGTGATCCACGGTCGTCGCTTCACCACCGCAATAGAAGCACGTATAGTCATCGCGCTTGAGTATCTGGCTTCGTAGCCTACGCCATTGACTTGTACTTCCGTTGCCTTTGAGATAGCTCGCCATTAGTGCCAACCTTTACGAATCAGGTGCCTAAGTGCCTTACACGCTGAGCCTTCGTAGCGATGACCTAAGTAATCGAGGTGCGCTCTAATTTGCGCTCTAGGTGTGAGATCCCTATACCAAGTAGATCGCATCTGACCTAGTCCGAAGTGAGACCCGTTCTTCGCTTTGTGATTCCAGGATGACTCACGATGTATCAGCTCAACGTAACACTCGAACTCAGTCCAATCCTTTATCTGATTATGAGCATATAGTTTCAAATTCATAGAATGGTTTTTCCAAGCATAAGAATTAGGCTGGCTGAAAGATAAAAGATTTATAAACGCCAAAAGCGTGATAAATAGAGCTCTCCCGGTCGCTACTGCCCCGGCTCGAGCTCCGACTCCGCCGGCTGGCAGGCTAAGCGTACCATCGTCGTCAAGTCCATTCACATAACCGCAGGTCAGACGGCGTGTCGTTTTCATGCTGCTTCATCTTTCGGATAGCAATCTTCACACAGTTCACGCATATAGACCCATTTTCCACACATCAGGCAACGTTGGACTCGCTTATCGAGCTCCATAACCTGCCGCTTTCAATAGGTGGATTAGATCATCGAACGTTAGGATGGCGACCCAATCGCCAATCGCCTTCTCGCCTTGCCCATTCATGCGAAGCACCCCGACGCCTAGCCCTGTCTCGCGTCGCCTTCTTTTGAGCTGAGCCATAGTCTCGCTAATTGGTAATCCGGCTCTAGCCTTGACCTCAATATCCAGGTTAGGAATCCCCAAGACATCAGAGCCACTAGCCGCCATAGACGTAACGTGAGCGGTGTGGAAACCCTGCCTAACGAGGTAATCAGCCACCACCTTTTCAGACTCTCGACCACGTTGCCTCCTACTCATGCCCATGCCGCTTCGTAGTGCTCTTGACATGCCCAATTGAAATCAAATGGATCTTCTTCATGCATTTGAACCCTGAAACCGGCATAACTGACTAGATCGATACCGCACCAATCACACTTCACCGGTTGTTTGTTGGGTTCGCCGGTTCGGTCGATGCTAGTCATTAGCTCGACCTTCGAACACCCATTTGCCGCCTACCATCTTGCCCCACTTCGGCTCGCATTGCTCAGCCTTGCGTGGTGATCCGCAGACATATCCGCAGTAAGGCTTTCCAGCCTTTGAGGTTCCTTCTTTGCGCAGCATGTCGCCATGAGCGCATTTGAAGCCTTCAATCGATGCGCCTAACTGCGCCTGGAGATCGGCGATGAAGGTGCCGGTATCTTCAAACGCTTTTGTCTCGACGTCATCCCAGACGACCGTCTCGGGCTCGTTTGGAACCTCTTTGACTTCGTCCTTTGGCTTGAATGGATGTTTGACTACCGGTGAATCCCCCCGGACTACCTTTGCCATTTCCTCTCGGCTTGGTCGCTTTCCTTTTGCAGCGTATCCAGCGTTAGCGAGAGCGCGCCCAATAGCCGACGTTTCTGCGTTTTCCAAAGCCGAAGTAGAATTGACGCCTCGATCAGTAATAGTTTCCTCTGCCATTCCGGACGCATAGAAGTCGAGATCCGCGTCCGTTCGATAAAGGTAAGCAGCGACGATAAAGCGATTTCCTTCGTATGTAACCAACTCAGTCTCAATGCGACCCAGCGGATGCCCCTCCCACCAAGCCCGAAGTCGATCCTCCACCGGTTCATAGTCGTTCAGGTTCCATGCCATCTAATTGTTCCCTTCCTAGTGCGTAGTCCAACTGCTCGCGAAACGTCCAAACTTTGCCCTGTCCATCGACCTGGCATTCATTGGCGCATGGCTGGCAATATGCCTTAGTCCGTCCACGTCGCTCCTTAGTCTCGCTGATGACGATCCAGCGAGCTGGCGTCATGGCACGAGTGTGCCACTCCGCACCGACCTTCCCATAGCGTATTTTGCAAATGTCGCACCAAATCTTGGTGTCGTGGTTTGCTCTAATAGGCATCGAACTCAGTTGGGTCGGTGGTTGATAGTTCGGCAGCAAGTGCGAGATAGGCGACACCGTCCACGTATCCGTCACGTCCTCGATGACCTGGCGTTTCAGCAAGTCGAGAGACTTTGAGTAGTGCCATACATACCGCGACCTGGTCAGGCGTAATCGGGAAATCCAGATAAGCCGACCAAAGCTTCGAGATACGAAGATGGTTGATGTAAGGGTGACCGTAGATCGACCCTCGATCAGCTCGGATTGCATTAGCTTCTTTCAGAATGTCGTGCGCTGCGATTGTTTTCGGCGAGTCGTTTTCCATCCCTAAATCCTTTCCAATAGAAGTTTTCGGTGAGTGCGGTATAAAGCAAACCCAAAACGGGAATTGCTATTAGTGCGATGATGTAGTAAATGGCAATTGGATCAAACGACATGGCGGTCATCGGACGATGCTTTCGGCGATGTCAGTTGGAAGTGCGACCGGTTCGACGTCGTTGATGACCTCGTATCGGCTCATATTTGGGTGGGTTGATGGTGCAGCCACCACATAACCGCGCCATTTGACGTCAATACCACGATCCAGCGTGCCTTTGAAATCAAGGCTTGCGTCGGCTCGGTAGTAAAAATGAAGTCCGTTGCCGGTTTGCACCGTGTAAGTGTCTGCCCAGGCTGCGTCAGCCTTGCCACCGTTGCGAAAGTCGACATCGATAACAACAAGCCCCGAAGTAATGCAAGCAATTCCGAGATTCGTGTTTGGATCAAAATCGAACCAATGCTCAACGATGCTGAGGTCGAACGTGGCTCCTTTGTAAGCATTCCTAACTAGCTCGAAATGCGGATCCTTTGAATGTGGCTTCAACGGCATAACCGCCCAACCACGCGAAACGTAGTCGTAGGCGGCTGCCCTAGTGTCGTTGACTGTGATCATGCTTTCCCGATTCTGCCGGTGGTTTGTCCGGCAGGAGAAGGCTAAGCCCTAAGCGCGTCGGTGGCGTCGGTGTGTTGATAACGATTTCATAACGAAATCAGTCGCCGCATCGAAGTCGTCAATATGGTCGTCGATCGTGCGGTGAATGTCCACCCAGGGTTCAACCATAGACCTTCCCTTCGACTATAAATGAGCCGTCCTTCTCGATCGGCACGAACACCGGCGTAACCTTGCCTCTGGACTCGTAAATCAGCCCAAAACCCTGCTGCCAATTACCGGCTCCACCTTTGAGATACTTGGCGTCCTTGAAATTCATCAGGTTTCCGACCTCAAAGCCCCAGAGAATACCCCCTAAAACGCCTCCAGAAGCCATTGTAAGCCCCGAAAGTCCTGCCCTATGGGTATGACCGCAAACCACCGATTTTCCATGCCTTAGAGCCAATCCTAAGGCTGTTTGACCACCCTTCTGGGATACCTGCCCCTCATCCCCATGCAGCACGATCCAACCCTTAGCGATCGGCATAGGGTCGCGGTGGAACTTGATGCCTAGCTCGGGAAGCCCGAGCCAATTCTCGAACTGCAATTCGGGCAAGGCTGCTAAGGCTGGAAGTCTGGTCTTGATGGAGTTATAGAGACGGTCGGTGTGATTCGAGCGCACCATATCGGTTACTCGAAGGTCGAAAAGAACCTCCTGAGTAATCCGGCGGTCGCGATCGAGTGTGCCAGCGAATTCCCCTGCCAAGCCACGTT